AAGTCTTCTTTCTCAACACGATCACGTAAGATAACAGCAGAGTTGTTTGCACGACCACGTTGTGGATTGTTTTCCCACCAGCTACCAAACTTACAGGTAAGCATGTCTTCATCATTGAAAGAAAACAAGCTGATCAATGCAGCGCGGCGTATACCTCCAGACAATACTGCATCAGCAATATAACAAATAATGTCATGGCACTCAATAGGAGTTATTCTGTCTCCTGTGCCTTTGCGATCAAGAATCTTTTGAATCTGAAACAAGCACTCTTTTAGTGGTTCAGGACCAGGGGCTTTACCGCCAGCTGTGATCAACATTGCACCTTTTGGCCTAATATCACGAAAATCAAACTTAGGTCTAGGCCCACCTATAAAATAAGACTTCATCAATAATTTAATTGCATCAGCCCAACCTTCGATTGAGTCTCCAATCAAATATCTTTTTTCTTTAATCGGCTTAATAATTTCAGGAAGCTTCTCTACATGGTGACGTTGTACAGAATAACCTACACCGCAACCACCTAGCAAAAGAAACATTATTTCTGAAAATACACGCCAATCATCAATAGGAGCAAAAGAACAGTTAAATATACGAGCATTATTAATCTCAATGGGTTTGCCTGCAAACTGCATTGAGCGCATTGACGGAAGAATCTTTTTATCATATACTAATTTATAAATGCTTTCAATTTCGTCTTTAAGATGAGGGAACTTTTGTATATGCATGTCCTTATTCCTCGTAACTATTTCATTCCATGTTTCTCTTCTTTTTACTTCTGGTAAGTATTTTGCGTACTTATTGTACACAGTAATTTCAGACAAAATCTGTTGCGTGATGTCCATTTCTAGTTTTGTTTAAAAAAGTTTAAAAAATAAAAGTTTAATTAGACGACTTAATAGTCATCTATTAGTTTCATAACCGGTTATAGTAAGATCTAGGGTGTGTTTGTCTACTTATCTACCTGGTAAAGTAGATCCTTTTGACGTAGATTGAGTTAAAGTAGACGTAGTTTTTTGAATCTTATTTATGGTATTCGTATTCAACTTACTAGCTTGATTTGGTTGGGCTGAGTTAAGTTGTGCAATTTTATCATTGTACTTAAGAGGAGAATTAGTTAACCTAAAGTTGTCTCCCTTTAATGCCTTTCTAAATAAGTCAATCAAAAAATTCATATTAGTCTATTTTCTCTAATAAATATAGCCTTTTCAGGTTAATTTACAAGCCTAACTCAAAAAACTTTCCTGCTAAATAAGCTTTTTCATCTCTATCTAATCCAGAACTAAATGGCTTGTTTGAACCACTAGTAGGAGTAGATGTATCAAATGTCAATTCGTCATCATTAAGGCTATCAGGATTAATTTCAATACTACCATTATTAGTGCTTATCTTGGCAGAGTAGGTCATTCCATCCATGCCATATCTATTTTTCATAATGTGCATACGACCTGTGCCATTAACTTTATCTTGGCGTTTCCTTGATAGTGACATAGCAAAGTCTGCAATCATCATCTTATTATAAGATCCAGCTGCTTTATCTCCTTCAATAACATCATCCTTTGCACCAGCTCTATTAACCTGAGATACTGTCCAGATAGGTACTTTAAGCTCTCTTGCCATGCCCTTTGTTGCAGTATAGACATCATCAATAGCATCTTTGGGATCAATTGACTTTGTCTTACTCTTTAATAGATCAACATAGTCGATAATAACCAAGTCTGGAGGATAGCCTAAATCTGAACACTTCTGAATGTGTGCTTCAACTGTGTGGATTGTTGCTTTTCCCATAGGAAACTCTTTAATAACAAGCTTACCTTTCAATTTGCCAACTGCTTCCTCAATGGCGCCGCGATGCTTATGAACCTGTTGTACATCTATTCCTGTAAATAGAGAGTCATAACGTTTGCCTACGTAGTACTCAGATAGTTCTAAGGTATAATGACATACCGTGTGGCCTCTTTGTACAGCCATAGCTCCTAGATTGACTAGCATCCATGACTTTCCTCCACCAGGATTACCAAATATAAGACCAAGATCTCCTTTACCAAGTCCTCCCATAAGAAGTTCATTGATATGTGGCCATGATGTAGGAATAGCTGCACGCTCTTCTTCACGATACCTTGTCTCAATATCTTTTTCATATTCGTGACCGATAGACTTTTCTTGTCCTGCTTTCAAAGCCTGATCCATCATATACTTGATATCGTCATATTGACCTTTCTCTAATAACGAAACAGAATTAAGGATTGCTTTTTTAATCTGTTGATTTTTACAAAAGCTGCTAAACTCTTGCTCTACATATTCCCTGTCCTCATTAGCTGATTTATACGTTTCTTTAAGTTGCTCAATGACACTAACTTTCAATACTTCATTCTCTATCTTTCTTACTTCTACTTGAAGTGCATCAAGTGATGGAGTAGTGTGATACTTGTAATAATATCTTAGAATCTCACCAACAATCCATTTATGTGCTGGATTATCAAACATTTCAGTATCAAGAATATCGTTTATGTTTTGAAGAAACTCTTTATGTTTCAACAAACTAGACATTACCTTGATTTGAAAACTAACACCGTACTGCTGCAACTGATTTAATGACGCCATAACTATTTATATTTTGATAATTCGTTAAAGTGATTAAACAACCATGTATACACGTTAGGTATAGAGTTGCCTAATTCATCTTCATGATACAAATTAAGAAATTCTTTTGAATTGAACTCCTTCGAAGGACTGAGTAACAAACTATTTATTTCTTCTAGTGCCTCTTCTGGAATATTAGGATCTTTTAAGTCCATTAACTTTTTATTGATCCTTAATTGATACTGATAGTTCTTAATAGATTCTAGTATCTTAGCCTTTCCTTCACAAGATTGCAATATATTATCTAAACTAATCTCTTCTTCAGAACCTAGTTGTGGAAACAACTTGAGCATAGTCTTACTTCCAAGGCCTTTTACTCCAGGTACATTATCTCCAGAATCTCCAAGAAGTATCTTTTGAGTTAGAAAGTTCTTTGGCGTTACACCATACTCTTTTAGTACGAGCTCTCTATCATAGAACTTCTTTTTAGTAGGAGAGTAGATTGTTACTTTATCTGAAACTAACTGTAAGTAATCTCTGTCTGAAGATACAATTGTAACCTCTCCGGTTAATTTTCCTGTGATGTAACCTATAACATCGTCTGCTTCAATCTTATCAATCGAAAGCATATCAACTGGAAGTTGTTTTAGATAGTATATTAATCTAACTATCTGATTGGTAATTGCATCAGATTCATCTTGTTGTGATTCAAATGAATCCCAATTTGTGACTCTTTTAAGACCTCTATTACCTTTATATTCTGGATAGACGTATCTTTTATTTGTTGATGCACCTTGACCATCGAATACTAATATCACTCTAGTCGGCCTAATTAATTTAATTACATAACCTAATGAACGTAAAAAGCCTGTTAATCCTCCTATGTGTGATAGATCTTTATTTACCCACCCGATAGCAGTGAATGCTCTTAAGAAGGTGTTTAAGCCGTCTACAAGAAGCACTCTACTATCAACATGGTTTTCGACTGTTTCTTCTTTTAAAGAGTCGAATATTTTTTTCATTTCTTCATTCATTAGTCTGCTGTATCAAAAATATCAGGTGATAGCGGTGTGTCTTCTTCAACTATATCGAATGATGTTGATCCTAGAACTTTCATCCACTGATCTGAATATTGCTTCTTGTATTCATCAAGAGCTTTTTTATCATCGTTGATAAATCCATGTACTGTCATAATAACTTTGTTGACAGCAGTGACACCAGTCACGTGATTTTTGTCGCAACTAATTCTAGTCCTTTTAGCAAACTCAACCTCTTTACCATTTTTAGTGGCTTTGATTTTGTTTGTTCCAGCTCTAGCAATGTTACCAAAAGTAACAATTAATGAAGAGTCAAAGTACATTGTATTACCACCTTTGTTATTCATGGTAGGTTGGCCCATCGGAGAGTCGGGTTTTGCAACCCATACTTTGTTAACTGCTACAAGAGTATTAGTGTAAGGCTGTGATGCTTTACGAGACAGTACAACTCTCTGATTAATAAAGTTACCAAATGTTTGAGACATGGCTCCTGCGTTCCACTCATTGTTATTGCTTGACTTTTCTATACTCATTCTACATGGAATAGATCCTACAGAATCCCAGAAGAAACAAACATCGTGAGGAAGTGTACCTCTTTTCTGTTCATCAAGAATATCAGCAATAAAAGCGCCTACGTCTTCTACACACTCTAGTCTTTCACGATCGATATACAAAAAGAATCCTTTGTAATCAATTACTTCACCTGTTGCAGGATCTGCTACTTCTTCAAATTGAAATCCCATTTCTTTAGCGTGACTCCAATCCCATTTCATCTCTGTAATAATAAACACAGGAAGAATGCCCATCTTTTGAGCTGAAACTGCTGCTTCAAGAAGTGCTGTTGTTTTACCTGTATCAGAATGCCCTCTTAAAAGAGTGATGTGACCAAGAGGAATACCTGGGATTTGAAGCGTATCTTGAAATGCTTGAGATAGAGGTATCCACCTTTGCTCTTTAAATACAACGCCTGCTGAAAGGTTTTTTCCCTTTTTAAATTTCTCTAAATCAATAGTGCCTTTTATTGCACTATTTATAGTACTTGTTAATGATTTTGCCATACGAAACTGTTTAGTTAAAAAACCCCGGCTTATAACCGGGGATTTTATTAAAGATCACTGAAGAGATCGTCAATCGAAGAATCGACGCTTGCTTTTGAAGTATTCAATACATATTCTGCCGGCGCTTGAGGTTTTTCCCAAGGAAGATCTCCGGTTGGTTTAGTTTGAACAGCATCAGCTTGTTCTTTCAACTCTTCTTCTGGATTAAGATGCTTAAGCAAAGCCTCTTTCATCTCATCATAAGAATACTTTTTGAATTGTGTCAAAGGATCAGGTTGGTTATCAAGCCAAGTCTTTACCTTATCAGCATCATCTGAAAGTGGTGTAGATTTTGTTCTAACCCTAACAGTAGAAGTGTTATACATCAAACCAGTGGTTTCTTTACCAGCTGTTTCAACTGTAATGTCACGACCTGTAATAGGATCTGTGTAATCTCCTACGTCCTCATCTTCAGCAATGCTTAACAAGTCCATGTAAACTTGTTTACCAAATTCCCAAAGCCTAACGCCTTTATCTTCTTCACCTCGTACAATAACAGGTGTAAAGATACGCATTTTGGGTTCTAGCTTTTTAGCAAGAGACCAGTTTTCTTTGTCTCCAGACTTGCGAAGTCCTTGAGCAAATTCAACAATTGGATCCTTTTCACTAAAGTTAGCCAAACTCATCATGGTTCTGTTGTTGATACCATAATGCATTAGAACCTCTTTGAATGGATTTTGCTTGTCAAACTTAGAAGGTACAATACGTACTGAATGTTTTCCCACGGTAGGCCTCCAGATAGTCTGGGATAGGTCTTTCTTTTGTCCTCCGCGTGGATTTTGCAGAGCCGACAGTCTTGACTTTAAAACGGATATATCCATATGTAACTAATTTGAATAAATGTAAGACAATAATAAGCTGTAGAAAAATCGTTCTTAAAAGTAGAATAAAAAAACCGGCATTTAGCCGGCTTCACTTATTTTTTATTTTTGAATCTTTTGGCTACATCTATAATTACATATGCAGCAAGTCCTTCATTAAAAAAACCACTTGATTTATTAGTAGAAACTTTCCAATAACCTTCACAAGCTTTATACCAAGGAGATAATTTAAGTTGACTTAGGGGATTACCTTTTTCATACCAATTTTTACACCACATTATAAACTCGGATTGCATTTGTTTAAACTCTTCAAGATCTACTCCATCTGGAGTCCCTCCACTAGCTAAAGACCATCCAACTCTCATAGCGCTTTTAGGGGTTATTACTTCTTTTATTACTCCTGCTATCTTTTGTAGCTTTTGTACTTCGTTTAGTTGCATTTTCATTATATTAAATATTAGACTGCAATAATTTTGTGGATAGTAGTGTTTAATCTTTTGAGATCGTCTCCTTGAGTTAATAAGACGCTATTCTTATAGTCTTGCCAGTTAATAGCAAAAGATGTGTCTAGTACTCCACCATTTAATTGTTTGATCAAAGTATTTAATGCGTTAATGGTATAGAGTGTATTTGAATCTTTCTTTCTGTGAAGAAGGATTGTATTCGGAAGGATCTTAGTTTGCGATCCTTCAATCTCGATATTGTAAGTGCATAAGAACTCTTCCGAATCTTGGGAAGCCAGAACAAAGATCTTTTTATATAGAATGGTGTACTCTTTATTGATCTCTCTTAGAGTCTCATCAAGACCCTCTTTAGATGAAAAGGTACAAAATAACTTATTCATAATTGATTCAGACGTGATTTCTATTAGTTTTATTTCTTCCATAACCTCTTTTTATATACTGTTAATAAATATTGATAATATATTAGAAAGCGTAGTTTACTCCGTACTTATGTTTAACTACCATATTTCCGCCTTCTAGTATTGTTTTAATGTTTTTTAGCGTGTTTTTATCATCTTCTTTAGAGAAGTCAAATAAGAAAGAATCGTAGGTGATCAAGATTAGCTTTGTTTTCTTATTACTGAGAAGTTTATTGATCTCCAAAATCTTATAGATGTTCTCTTTAGTCTCCAGGTTCTGGATAATATAATTAAACAATTTAAGCTTATTCATACCAGGAAGCTTTTTTAAGATCCTTCCTGTAGGTAGTACAGAAGCTTTGTGCGCATTATACTTTTTCCACTCATTGTTTATATATTCATCTAGAGACTTAAAGAAGTCTATATCTTTATATTGCGGTTCTATACCGCCATAGAGCTGCTTAAATGTAATGGCCTTTGATTCTTTATACTGTTCATCAGTAAGCTCAGCCACGTTGAAATACGCGCGTCCAAGGTAGTTGTGCATTGAATCTT